AAGTGTCACCAGCAGACCAAAGAGCCATGTCAAAAGTTACACGAGTAGCTCTAGTGCTTCCGTTGTATGAGTTGAACTTCTGCATCAAAGCAGCACCATCAAACCCTACAACTCCAGTAGTAGGGCCAAAACTAGAGTTTACTGTCGTAAAGTCAGCATTTAGTAACTCTGTTTTCATTGTGATTGGCTTGTTGTTTGTTCCACCGACAAAACGAGCAGAAACTAACCCTAGGAATGTAAACAAAGGTTGATAGTGAGTGATGCGTAAAAATCTTGTTGTGACATTGATTTGAGATCCATTTTGAAACGCAAATAGTGATCTGTAAGCAGTCGGGTTTACTACACTCCAAGTAGTGCCGTCAGCAGAAGTTTCCACTACGTTAGGTATTTTGAAGCCCCAGTAAGGGTAGTAGCCTTCTTCGTTAGGTAGCATCACAGGAGTAGAGAATCCTGCGTTAGTTGACAAGCTACCTTCAGCGTAAGTGCCTGGTGAACCAGTACCGTAAAGCACACCAAAAATGTTTGGGTTAGTAATTGTTCCAGAAATACCTAGATAAGAGCTGGTTGAAATCACTCCGCTAGAGTCAACTTTTGCTCCAACAGTTCCAGCACTATTTTGCCATTGCTGTAAATCAGCCGTCTGGCTTGCTGCGCCACGAATCAAAGCACCGACAGTTGTAGATGAACCAGCAATAGCAGTAATTTGTGCAAGACCTGACGTTGTGCCAGAGCGAACTTGACCAGTATTTAGATTGCCAGCAGAAGTAATAGAACTTAGAACGCTTGATGCTGAGTTCTGCCACTCCTGCAAGTTAGCCGATTGTGAAGCAGCTCCACGCACAATCACACCAACGTTAGTTGCAGAAGCAGAATAAACGCCCAACTGCACACCAGAAGAAAGCGAACTCAAACCAATAGTCACACGACCAGAAGTAAGCATGTTGTTAAAGTTCTGGTAGAAACCGTTGTGAGTGATAGTGTCGCTAAAAGTTTGTGTGCCAGCAAAAGTGTTTCCACCAGAAAGATTAGCTTTACCAGCCAGATCTGTAACAAGGTTAGTTACCTGCGACTGAGCAATAGTCAAAGCACCCTGACTAATCCCAATCACAGGAGCAGTAGGAGTACCAGAATTAGTTATAGGAGCTGTAACAGCAACCGAACCAACAGAACCAGGCGTATTAGTTACAGTAAAAGTCCATGCAACACCATTCCAAGTGTAAACAACGCCACCATAAGTGAACTGATCACCTATGGCTGGACTAGAAGGATAAGGGACAGCCATTACGCCACCTGTTGAGCAGTAAAGATGATCGCTGCCGTAGTAGGTCTAGTCGGGTTAGTTCCAGCGACATAAGATTCAAGACTTACAGTAGTGCTTGTAGATGACCACATAAGTTCTACATACTGTCCAGCTGTAAAACGCAGAAAATAGTTCCAACCAACAAGAGTGTGAGCAGGAACTTCAGCAGACTTACGAGCATTGATAGAAATGTAGCCAGTAGATCCAACGACATCTTGCCCATTGATGCGAAGCCAAACATAAATGTTCTCTAAAGAGTTGCCAGTATTTTGAAACTGACCAGACCATTGCAGATTGTATAAACCAGCAGTAGGAAAATAGATTCTACTTGTGTCACCGAAATAGACATCACTAGAAAAAGCTGTTGTGTCCCAAGGCATAGCGTAGGCAGTAGTAGTGCTTGTTATCGCTTGTCTACCTAAATACTCAAAAGCACCATACTTCATAAAAGGCGCATCAGTAATAGCAACATTGTTCTCTGTGACAGCAACATTGACTGTATCGCCAGAAACAGTTATGACAGGATTATTCTCAACAACACTTATAGAAGTATTACTCATCTAGTCACCTGCGGTGTGACCACAAATTTGCCTTGTAGCAAGCGGTCTGTAACTCCACCACCTGAAGTTATTTCAAGGTCATACTGATAGAAACCTTCATTGATAGATGATGTAGCGGTAGAAGAAGCAAGGATAGCGATAGTGCCAGCAGTACCACCAAGAGTGATGCCTGTACCAGAAGTCAAAGATAAGACAGTTGCAGTTGAATCGTAAGTTTCACGAACCTGCATAGCAGCTGTATAGCCAGTCAAGTTCATTGCAAGACCATTGACAGTAATAGTAAAAGTTCTGTCAAAGGTTGCACCCTGTGGGCAAGTGATGTTGTATGTGCCTGGATTAATCATCTTCAACCTCATCTTCCATTTCTTCATCTTCTGGTTCTTCAGGTTCAACCATCACAGGCTGTGCAGACACAGTACCGACATACGGCATAGCAGGTAAACCAAGTTCCATCAACACAGCTTCAGGGTCATAACCAGCGTTCACAAGCGTTTCAGCCATCTTCACCTTGATCTGTGTTTCAGATAGATCTGCTGCACCAATGCTGATGTTAGCCAAAGGCACTCTAAACGCATCTCCGCCCTCAACTAAAGGCTCATCTTCCAACTTCTTTATTTCGTTGATTGACTTGAAGCCAGCCTGAGTAGCGATTGAGTACGCTTGGTAACGGCTTTGAAGGTCACCACGAAGCAAAGCAGAGAAATTGAACTTGATAAACGCATTGTTAGGCAGAATACGGCTGTAAGCCCACTCTAACTTCTCCAAAATAGGTCTAAGAGTGTGAGAAATGAACTGTAAGTTGTTTTGTTCCACCGAAGCGTAGCTCGCTGTGTCAGGAATACCTAGCATGTGCAACGGAATGTTGAAAGCACGAGCAATTTCTTCCACAGCAAACCTGCGAGAGTCCAAGAACTGTGCCTGATCGTTAGGAACAGTAGTAGTAACATACTTAGCCCCACCAGAAAGAACGCCAGTCTTGTGTGACTTTCTCAAACCTCTGTGGCGAGAGTCAAAACCATCACGCAAATCTCTAGCTTCTTCGGCAGTAAGTTCACCAGGGTACTCAATGATGCCGTTTGTGCTAGATCCGTTAGAGAAAAAGCGAGCAGCATACGACTGTAAAGCAGTAGCGACACCGAGAGCATCTTTCAACTTGTCTACTCTGGATAGTCCAGTAAGTGAGCCTGGTGTCGCTAGGTCTATGATGTGGATTACTTCATCAGAAGTTAGTGGCTTAGGTTCGTCAGCGTAAATAAACATTTTGCGACCGATAGCAGAACGTCTAACTTCCATCTTTGTAGGATCTAAAGCTACAAGGTTGACTACATCACCACGATTATCTCGGAAAACTCTGGTGTACGAGTTACCGAACACAAGTAGAGAAGCCACGACAGCTCCATAGTGTGCTTGACGAGTTGTGTCTACGTCTGGCTGTTCAATCCATAGTGGTTTAGGTCTGTAAGGGCTACGCTCGCCATCAATACGCTTGAACGCATCCACAGGCAAAGTAGAGATAGTGTCGCTGATAAGGCTTACAGCAGAGAAGAACGCAACAATCTCGTAGGCAGTATTGCCGTTGATCGTTGTGCCAGACTGAGTTTCTGTTGCAAAATCCCCACCCTGCGAGAAAATGCTTTGATAAGAAACAGCACGTTTAGTGAAAAGATTTTCAAGCATTATTTATCCGTTCCAAGAGCTAAACCAAAAAGAAGTGTGCCTACGCCTAACGCAATGACACCTGCTGGTGGGTAAATCCATCCGATACCCAACGCCACAAAAATAACGCCTACCGCTTGAACTGTTGAAGAAATCATAATTTACCTATCCAAAAAACTTTGGCACTATCCTTTTCTCTATTTTAGCCCCTGCTCGGTCATACGCCAAGATAGCAGCAACAGCCGCATCTATTCGCCTATTACTGGAACGGTTCTCTTTTACGATACGAACACCAAGATTATCGGTCTTGACAACAGCGTTACTCAAATGTCTGGCAAGCAACGGATCTCCGTCATGCGTTATACGCTTCTCCACGACAGCATCAAAGAAATTAGCGCAAGCAGGAATCATACGCCTAGCCGAAGTAGACGGCCACTCCACGATAGGCACACCAACCTCAGCCAAAGCTTCCATAGACCTCTGCCAACGGTAAGGGTCACAAGCAACCTCACGAACCTTATACTTCGCACAAAAGTCCCTGATAGCGTTCTCGGCATCCAGAATGTCTACACGCCAAGTGTCATCAGAATCAACAGGCTTCTCCCACGCCTTCACCAAGAAAATGTAGGGCTTATCTTCTTCATGTCTTGGCTTGCGACAACCAACAATAACAGTCGTGTCACCTGAGAACGAGCCGTCAAAGCCAAGGACATACTCGGCATCAGGGTCAAGTTCTTCAGGTTGAGCGACAGCATCCCACACACCAGTAGGAAGCCAAGAGATCTGCGAGCTAACCCATTGATTACAACGCTTAGTACGGAACTCAGACTCAGGCGTACGCAACACAGCAGACTCATAATCGGACAAAGCACAAATGTCATCTATGCCAGGGTTAGCGATACGCCAAGTTTCTTCCAACCTATGATCCGCTTCCATAGGGGCTTCCCACCATCCCATGAAAAAGGTCGGGTCAACAACTTCGCCAGTAGAAACCTTACGCCCATATTGATACAAAGAGTAAGCGATACTGTCCTGACCCGTAGAGTCAGATTTCACACCAGCAGTAGTAATCGCAATCATAGAAGCCATGTTGCCTCTAGCACCCTGAGCCAAAGACATTACATCAAACAGCTCTCTGTTGGGTTGGGCATGTGCCTCGTCAAAAATCACAGTTGTTGGGCTAAGACCCTCTTTACTGAACGCTTCAGCAGATAGCACACGATACACAGAGCCAGTAGACGGAACTTCAATAGCATCCCTATACAACTTCACCATGTCCATCAAGTCAGGGTGAGCTTCAATCATCTTCTTCGCATCACCAAACACAATACGAGCCTGATCCTTGTCAGCCGCACAAGAATAAACCTCAGCACCATTGATACCCTGAGCCAACAAACCATACACGCCAAGCGTAGAAGCCAAAGCCGACTTACCCTGCTTTCTCGGCATACCAATCAAATTGATGCGATGCTTCAAACCCCTATCGTCATAAGCGTAAACATGGCGCAACAACTCTTTCTGCCAATCACGCAACTGCAAAGTAACCCCAGCCTTACCAGCAACAGAATCCTTAGTAATAATCCCAAACGTCTCAGCAAACGCAATAACCGCTTCACCCTTACCATTAGCGATCTCTTGCTCAGAAACAGGGGTCAACCACGCTGGCGGCCAACTACCCATTAGCAATTCTTTCTATTGCTATTTCAGCATACTTAGGGCTAATTTCACTACCAATGTAATCTCTGCCCAATTTATTCGCTACAAAAGCCGTAGTGCCTGTTCCTAAGAACGGGTCATAAACAACATCACCTTTTTGTGAAAAATTCTCAATAATGACTTCAACTAGTTTTTCTGGAAAAGTAGCACCATGATTGACACCTTTTTTATGTTCTCTTTTTATTAGCCAAACATCATCCAATGTTCCCCTTTCAAAAGTTGCGGTTTTGAATTGACGGCTAATAGGGTAATCCTTTTCAAATACTAAAAGCAATTCACTTCGTCTATTTAAAACTTGTTCTTTCATAGCTGGTTGACCATGACCCTTGTCCCAAACAATAATTTCTTTCAAGTTGTCGGAAAAGTCACCAATGAGTTTGAAGAAAGCCCTTTTACTTCCAGTAACGATTTGAATGTTGTAAAACACTAAATTACTTACCCTAAGTAGTTCAGTAATCACTTGCTTATGAAACTCATAAAATTCATCAATCGGCATGTTATCTGCAAAATCTTCATACTTTGTACTGAGTTCTTTAACTATCTGGCGAGAACAGTACTTACCCTTGCTAATGCGTAAATTCATGTTGTAAGGCGGTGACGTAATCACTAAGTCAACAGAATCATCTTGCATACGGCCCATAGTGTCTAGGCAACTTTCAACAAAAATCTCAGCCATGCTTATCCATAAACTCAGCCAACTTAGATTTAGCCTTCACCTCAGCCAAACCATACCGACTACGGTCAACAGGAGTCCAAGCCATCAAAGACAAGTTAGAAATCAACGCACGTTCCAAATCACGCAACTGCCTACGATCACGCCACGAATCTTTATCCGCATTAGCGACCCTCTCCGCCAGAATCTCACGCAACTCATCACGCTCATCCAACATCTCAGCCGTAAGTTGCACAAGCCAAGCATCAGTACGACCCAACCACAACTGACCCTTATTCCAAGCCTCATCCCAAAACGCTGTGCCAGTCACACCCAAAGGGCGCAAAGGAGCAGGTCGCATGTCAAGCTGAGGCAACTCAACAGCATCCTTCGGCAAAGGCCGCCTACCAGGGTTACCAATCAGGCGTTTCTGTTCAATAGGCTTCGGGGGATTAGGCATACACACTCCAAGACTCGTAGTTGACTTGTGCATCAAGCCTAACACCTAAAAAGGTCTGAACTGCTACTTTGCGCAAAGACTCAGGGCAGGGCCT